ATGCTTTTAGGATACAATTTAGAGAAGGTGGAACAACAGCAGTTCCACAATCAGGAGGTTACATAGAATATAATAGTTTAGCAGATACACTTAACTTTGGAGGTATAGGATTTGACCAATTAGACCACGAAGGTTTTCAAATAGCAAGGAACTCTGGTCGGGTTAAATTTAATGGAGCTGTAGATATTTCAGAAATAGGAGACGCTGGGATAAGTGATGTGGAGTTAAGGCTTAGAGGGATTACAAATTCAGCAACAGCTTCAAGATTCGTTCTATCCGAGAATAGCACTCAAGGTGGATATTTATTATATAATGGTTCTGCTAACGATTTTTTTATAGGAACTCAAAGCACAAGTTATTACCCTGCAATAAGATTAGATAGAGGTTCTACTACAGTTAATTGTTTAGGTGCTTTAAATGTTGCTACAACTGCAACGATAACAGGAGACCTTGAAGCAGACGATGCAACATTCACAGGAGATTTAAATGTTTCTAAAAAAATATCATCTGGAACAGCAACGCTGACAGCAAGTTCTGATGATTATGATGTGGCTGATATTAATGTTTTATTTATAACAACTGCAGGTGGAGCTGTTGTATTAGGTGGTTTAAAGAATGGAGTTGATGGGCAGTACTTACACATTGCAAGAAAGGATGCAACTAACGATTTTACTTTAGAACATTTAGAAGGAGTTGGAACTCAAGATATTTATATGCACGAAGGAACAGATGAAACTATTGATAGTTGGGGAGGCTTCACTTTAGTATGTGATGGATCTAATTGGTATGATGTAAGTCATGCTAAACACGTTTAATTCTATAACCGAAAGGTATATAAAGGTGTAACATCTTGTTACACTATGAAAACAGATAAGATTATAAGACTGAGATTAAGCACTTATCGGAAGTTTCGAGGATCCTATCCAGGGATCCCTGGGGAGTCACTCGAGGCTTACTTCAAGAGATTTATTTTATATTACAATACTTATATTAATGAAAAGGGAGGTCAAAAATAACATGGAAAACACAGAAACCATAGCAGTTTTACAGGGGATCGAGCCTAAGACCAGCAAGAATGGCCGTGAGTATTGGAGTATTAATACGACAGCCGGATCGTTTACCTGTTTTGAGAAAGATATCATTGAAAACTTAGGAAGCTTTTTGAATAAGAATATTAAGTTTGAAGTTGCCGAAAATGATAAAGGTTTTAAAAATTTTAGGAAATTCTTGGGAGCAGTTGAAGGGGAAGCCGGGAGAGTAATACCAACATCTATGGGTAAATCGCCATCAACAAGTTCAGCAGTTGTTGAGAAATCAGACCAGTTCAAAGCCGCACGAGAAACTAAGGATCAGAGCATTTACACCAGTTACGCTAAGGATATATTTAAAATACTTTTCGTAACAGAAAAAGCCGAGCATCCGGAAGCCAAACTTGACACTATTGTCTTGATGCAACAAGCTTGTAAGATTATTAAAACTGCCCGAGAAGAGTTCAAATAAAGCCGGACTCATAAAACTATTTTTATTATTTTTTTTAAAGGTGGAGATACCTACGACAGTTCGCAACTGGAAGGGAAAAAAGGCGATTGCAGGTTCGATTCCTGCCTCTGCCATTGGGTCAAACTCATGCCCAAGTCAAAAAATATACTAGTTATGTATTGACACAAAAGTTGACACCCCGGAAAGACGGGGATTTATAATCATGAGCCAACGCTAGGCACGGACTCTAAAGGTTTGTGTAGGTTTAACCCCCCCCTAAAAGTCAAAGTCTAGCACTTCTTATTTAAATTTGAAGCACGCAGGTCGCTGCCAGCAAGCTGCATTTTAAGTCTTTCGCACTGCGGTACGCAAAGACATAAAACAGCTTTTGGCACTCCGCCACCTGCTAGGATTAAGAAACCTCCTATTATTCTGCGAAATGGAGGTTTCAATTAAACATGGTATTAACAAGAAAAGATTTTGTAGTATTGGCGGAAATGTGTGGATCAATAGTAAGTGACTCAGACAGAGAAGTTGTAAAAGATTTTTTAATAAGGTTTTGTAAACAACATAATGAGAGGTTCGATACAGAAAAGTTTAGAGACTGGATCGACAAGGTTAGAGATTAACGCCCTTAAGGCGTCCCCTTTTTTGCTTATACTACTTAATTCTAAGGCGTAAGTTCCTACGTTAGTTCTACTTACGACAGCCCAACCCCCAACGCCACCCAGCGACAAAGCCTTATAAGGTTTGATCACTTGAGAAAACTCGTCGTAGTTTTCTCAATGGTACTTCCGGGGCTAGCACCCCGCAACATTTATAATTGCACTGGCGTAAGCTCTGGCTTACTGGCGTTTAGGGCCGATGCCCGAAGCCTGCTGGCTGGGGCAGGGCCTTATATAGTGCAGGGCATGGCGTGCCTTTGCCTGCACAGCTCTGCAATTGCTCGGCAAGGGCAGCGTTAATTAGGCCGATGCCTGCGGGCAGGGCCTAAGCTCGGGCCAGGGCCTGAGGGCAATGGCCGGGCCGATGCCTTGCGAGGCGGGGCCTACTCCCAACGCCAACCCCGGGGCATAGCCTGATCTATTGATATAGGGCTATGGCCCCGGGCCCAAACCCTGCGGGGCTAGGGCCCCTCACTGCCACCGCCCCTTCAACGCTGCTGCGTCTCGGGGCCGTGACCTATCTATATCATCCTCCGCCTTTCCGTAGGCGTCGGACGTCCACCCTCCCGTCCGCGGGAGTGTGCCCCCTCACTCGCCGGGGGTGGCTACGACTCCCCACCACCCCGGACCCTGCCCCACCCCAACCCCACCACCCCACCTTTAATATTAACACCTACGTTTCCTATGGAACTATTAATAATACTTAAATAGAAATGTATAGATATATATATATATACATATCTATAAATAATCTCCTAAATAGAAAGGTTTAAATAGGAGCATATCTATAATATATCTATGGGTAAACCAAAGTACATTTATTTTGAAGACCGAGTTATCGAGTATCTAAACATTCAACCTACCGGAACAGTTAGTAGTTTAATAAATGGATTGTTAAAAGAACACATAAGAAAAACAGAATTAACAGACTTGACAGAAGAAGAACTAATGATTGAACTTACTAAAGAAAGGATCATGACTAAAGCTAAATTAGATATTAAGGAACTAACCAATGGATAGAGAAACAAGAATCCAAGAACAACTGGACAAGAGAAGACATAAAGATCAGGTAGCTAGAGAACTATTAGATAAGGTTAAAAACATGAAATGGATTGAGGTTATTCAAATGGAAGGACAAGAAGAAAGATTAAAACTTTTAGAGTCTAATCAGCGATGGGCATGGGATGAAGGAATAAAGAAGAGGAAACTCAAAGTAGATCCCGACGAGTTTGCTCACTACTTCACTGAACTACTAGCGGGAGAGTGTAAGTCAATTAAAGACTACTTAAGAATACATGAAACTAAACAGGTGTCTGATCTGCAACAAAGTACTGAACAGAACAAACAAGAGTAAGTTATGCTCATACCATTACAGAGATACACATCGCATTATAAAGAACATGCCATGCCCTAACTACATCAAAGGAAGAAGGAAAGAGTATAAGGTTGTACACAGAGAGAAGGACAAGGGCTGCCTCTCCTTCCGTAGTGCTGGCTCTCACTCCCCTGTTGATGTTGTGTCAGTTGATACAACCAACCACATCATTAAGCTTATACAATGTAAGCCTGATGATATGAGCACCTACCAAATAAACAAGCTGCTCTCTGCCAACAAGCTGCTGAATGGGGTTTACATAGTAGCCTTTAGTGTTGAGTAGTCCCCCTACTCAACCCAAACGTGCTCCTTTATCCCTCCCAGCCTCCCCCAAACCTCACCCAGCTACCCCAAAACGTGCTCTAGCGAACTTCAAAACGTCCTTTTGAGTACTCTATTGAGGACCTCACACAAAATTTTATGGTAAAACCAAACAAATGCAAACTCTGCGGAAAGATGATCGTCAGGCCTAGCCGAATCACTAACAAACTTGGACTATGTGGCCCATGCAACACAAGGAGGTTAAACAATGCCCAAAGAAAAAGAAGAAAAGAAGTATAATATCTTTAAACCTTGGCTCACTCTAGATCCATGGCAGAAAGACTATATCAACAGCAAAGGAAATTGCTTTTTAATCTGTGGTAGACAATCAGGGAAAACTACAGCAGCTTCAATCAAATTCGGAGATAGAGCAGCACTAAACCCTAACAGAATAATTTTGATGATTGCTGAAACCGAGAAACAGGCTTATAATCTATTTTTCAAAACCCTAATGTACTTGGAGGCTAAACACCCACAAAAAATCAAAAGAGGAAAGGATAAACCTACTAAACATCAAATAAACATGAAGAATGGATCTATTTTAATGTGTTATGCTGCTGGACTTGATGGATCAGGATTAAGAACTTACACACTAACAGACCTAGTTATAGATGAAGCTGCTCCAATGGCTAGAGAGATCTTTGTAGCAACAATGCCAATGTTATCAGTGACCGGGGGAACTATGGACATCATGTCTACACCAAGAGGTAAACAAGGATTCTTTTTTGACTGTTCAAATGATAAACGATTTAAGAAGTTTTATGTGAGTGCTGAGGATTGCCCTAGACATGACCAAGACTTCCTCGACGCTCAGAAGGAACAAATGTCAAAATTAGAGTACGCTCAAGAATATTTGGCCCTATTCCTAGACGATCTGAGGAGAGTTTACAGTGATAAGCTCATAAAGGCCCACTTCATTTTGAAACGTAGATTAGAAATTATACCTAACAGGAGGTATTATCTCGGTTCTGATATTGCTGGGCTTGGAGTTGATGAATCAACTTATGAAGTGTTCGATAAAATTGATAATGAACACGTGGAACAAGTAGAGAGTATAACTTCTCAAGGAAACCTGACAACCGAAAACACGTTAAACATCCTAGCATTAGAATATCACTATCACCTGAAAAAGTTAGGGATTGATAATGCAGCAGGGGGGGGTGGTTTTGGAGTCTATTGTGAACTTCTCGATGATGATCTAACAAAACGAAAGACTGTGGGATTAGATAACGCTTCTAAAGATCTTGATTACAAGGGAGAGAAGAAAAACAATCTCCTTAAAGTTGATATGCACCTCCAGACATTATCTGAACTCGAACATGGGAGATTGAAGCTTCTCGATGATGATGAAATGATCGCATCATTCAAGTCAGTTCAATATGAGAACGTTTCTAAACCCGGGCAAAAGACTGTAATGCGAATCTTTGGAAATAATACACATCATGCTGAAGGAGTTGTGAGAGGTGTGTGGCTAGCAGTGAAAGACAAAAGTTTAAATATCTTCATGAGGTCCTTTTAACATGGCAGAAGCAGGAATTTACACAACAAACGTACTGGTAGCTTATAAGATTGGAGCGAACGCAAGTGCCGTTTCAAAAGCAGAAGCCTACACTAATGAATTTATCGCACAGGCAGAAGCCTATATTAATGTTGTAACCAAAAAGATATGGGCAATAGATACGGCTGCCTTTGCAGCATTAGATGCCCAGATTAGTAAAATTCTAAGTGAAGCAGCATCAAATCTTGCAGCAATTTATGTTATTCAATATGACATGTCAGGATTTACGACAAGGATTGAAGCAGAAGACATGATAAATATTCTATGGGCCAGACTACAACAATGTATAGATGTTCTAAAAGTTCAAGATAATCTGAATTTTATGGGGGTTTGAGATGGCCTTAAAAATTCCGGGAATTACAGATATTTTTAAAAACTCTGGAGAGGATGGGCAGGTTTTAGTTTTTGCCGGAAGTAGGAGCGTTTATGAAACTCGTGTTAATTATCGGGGAGATTGGATAACTGCCAGAACTTACGAAGTCGGGGATAGTATAAATCATGCAGGAAGTTCATATATTTGTATTTTAAAACATGATAGCCAAGAACCTCCAAACGTAACTTATTGGGATCTTTTAGCAGCAGAAGGAACGGATGGGAGTGATGGAGCAACAGGAGATACAGGAGCAACAGGAGATACAGGAGATACGGGGGCAGCGGGAACTGATGGGGATGATGGGCAAGGGTTTGATTTTTCAGAATATGACACTTTTGACAGTTTAGCTTTTACATATGATTGGAGTGATCCAACTACAAGCGGCGGAACTGTGAGCGTGGGAAGCGGGACAATGACTTTAAATCCGGGAAATGATGCCGGGGAATATGGGGGAATTATTGGAGAAACAGGGTATAGTCTTGAAAGTTATGGTTATATGAATATTGAATTTACGGGAAAACTAGAGAAAACTCACACAGATTCAGAGGGATTTATCGGCGCAGGGAATTCTGCTGCAATGTTGCCCACAGATTATATAGGGATTTGGAGTGATGAAGCGTACGTGTTTGCGACAGAACTTACCAACTGGTACCTAGTAACTTCAAAAGATAGCACTGAAACAAAAAGTGCTGCAATACAACTTTTAACCTCCACACATGGAGCTGGAACAAATCCATATTACACACATAAAATTGAGATCAATAAAGATTCTGTCAAATGGTATGTTAATGGGGTTTTAGTTGCAACTAACACAACAAACATCCCAGATGATATTGCATTAAAACCATTAATCAGATTGGATAATGTGGGCGGAGCTGGAGATGGAGATAGAGTATTTTTAAGGCATTATAAAATGTGGAAAGATAGAACCTAAAAAATACGACGTTTAATAAGCCCTAGACCCTCTAGGGAAGGGACCGAGCAACATATACCTTTAAATACAAGGAACTACAGAGATATACATGGCAACACTAAGAACCGGACAAACTACAGACTTCTCAAATCAAGGTACAGAGTTCACAGTGGAATCTCACGACACAGACGGAGCAGAGATTAAAGAAACATATTATATCCCATCTTTTTCAAAATGGAACGGCTATTATAGAAAAGTTTGTGAGTTTAGAAGTGTTATTAATAAGTTTGGATCGTGGACTTTTGGCCGAGGGATCAAAGCAGACAAGAAGAACAAAGATAAATTAAAAATGATTAAGGGAACTGGCCGAGAAAGTCCGAGAGTTGTTTTAATGAACGCTTGGAAGGTTGCAATGCTCTGCGGAGATTCTTTCGCACACAGAATTAAAGATCCTCAAGGAAGGCAGACAAATTTAAAACCGTTAAACCCCGGCAAGGTTGCAATAGTTGCAAACAATCAAGGCATTATTGTGGGTTACGAGATGCAAACAGCAGTTGAGGGAACTAACATAAGGTATGATCCTGAAGAAATATATCATCTATCTTACATGAGAGAAGCTGATGAAGTTCACGGAATCCCAATGCCGGAAGCGATTGTGAGTTTATTGGAATCAAGAAGTGAAGCTCTAATCGACTTAAGAACATTATATCACAGAACTGTGAAACCAATATTATTTTATGAAGCTGAAACTGACGACAGCACGAAACTGCAATCATTAGAAGATACAGTAAATAACGCTTTTAAAAATTCTGAAAGTATAGTGATCCCGGCAGGAGTTGTTGGAGAGATAAAAAGAGCATCATCCCCTCAATTTTCAACAAATGATATAAACAGTCTAGCATATATCAAATTCTTAGTAAGACAGTTCGTCACTGCTATGGGGATGCCAGAGATTGTTATGGGATGGGGAGAGTCCACAACAGAAGCGAGCGCTAACATTATTTATTTATCATTCCAGCAAGAAATAGAAGATATGCAACTCTATAACCAAGAAGCTGCCGAGATACAATTATCAATTATATTCAATTTAGAGTTTCCAGCGTCGATAGAAACAATGTTGCAGCAAGATCAGAAGAAAGACGGGCCTGTGAAAGCTGAAAAGCCACAAGCAGGAAAAGATACATAATGAAAAAAAAAAATATAACCAAAGTGGATTGGAGGGTTGTTGTAACCGGATTGATCTGCCTAACTTTATTAGAATGTTACGCACTACATCTAGGATTCAACGGTACTCTTTTGAAGACCGTCCTAATTGCTATCGCACTAGCGATCGGGATTACACTCCCAAGCCCTATAAAGTTAAAGTAATATAAGGAGGAAAATTCATGGAAGAAGATACAGAGAAAACTAAAGAAGAAGAAGCAAAGGTAGTTGAACCTACTGATGCAGAAGAAAGGATCGTAAGAGAAGCAAAGGAAGTTGCAACACAGTCACGAGAAGCTGAGGAACTTAAATCTAAAAATCTTGATAGAGAAGAAAAATTATTAGCAAGAAAGGAAGCTCTCGCAGCACTAGGAGGGGGATCAGTTGCAGGAGATAACAAGGAAGTTAATAAACAGACTGATGCCGAGTATACTCAAGCAGTCATGGATGGGAAAATCAATGGAACAACATACTGAAATACCAAAAGATCTAGGAGTAAAGATCGGAAGTAAAACAGAAGCAGAGTGGACGAAGATCTTAAATGCTCAAGAAGCGGCACTAATAAACAGCAAAATGAACCAAGAAATTGCTGAAATGATCATCGAACGAGCTAAAATAAACATAGCTAAGGAAAAAGGAAAGTTCACAAAGCTTTAAATAAGAGATATTCATGGGTATTTTATGGCAAACGAATGCACCCTAATGGTTGAGACTGAATTACCAGTGATGTTTAAGTGTGCTGATGGTACAGGAATCCCAAAAGGAACCGTTCTAGAACTTACTGAATCAATGACAGTTGTAGCAGTCAGTGGTACTACAAAGATGATTGCAGGAATCGCTGCGGCAGAAAAAATCGCAAGTGATGGTAATGTTATGATCCCAGTATATATGGGTGGAATCTTTAAAGGAGTTGCAAAAGCTGCAATATTAATCGGAGCACCTCTAATGTCAGGAGCTACAGACCTCGGAAGATTAACAACTCAAACTACATCTACAGGAGCAACTGGATTAGGTTACGCGTTAGAAGCTCCAAATGCAGACGCACAAACATTCTTATTTAGATTACAAATCGGGAACTCAACATCTTAAATGGCAGACACAGCAGGCGAAGCAGACATAAGGGGAATTGATATTGATAAGTTGGCAAAGGGTTTTGCTGAATTAGAACCAAATGTGCTTAAGAATTTTTTAGGAAATCAACCAACTAAGGCGAGAGAAATAAGATGGTACTCAAAGACTTCAGGATTTTTAGATACTGAAACAACTAACGACACAGCAGGATCCTTAATGAGATTAACAACTTCAAAGGCAAGGCCTTTTGTAGTAGAGCAAAGTTGGACAAGACACACTTCTTACGTTAAAGAATTTTTTGTAGAAAGTCCGTTAATGTCAAATGCTGATCTAAAAGACAATGATGTGGATTTATTAAAAACAACTGTTCGAGATCTAGTGAGAGGAGTTCAAAGAAAAGTCGGTCTACGAATGTTTGAAGTTTTATTTAATTGTTTAGCAGCTACACCAACGCAACCTTTAACAGGTGCGACTACTGTTCAGACTACTGCGTCCACAGATGGATGGGATCAAGTTGCAACAGCAAACCCAATCCTAGATATCTTAAATGGACAGCAATTAATTAGAGCTCAAGGTTATAACGCTGGTGACGCAGTAATCGCAATGAACTCAATCGAACACAAGTTCTTAATATCTTATTTGATTAATGTTAAAGGAAGTTCGATCCCTAGCTTTTCAAGTGAGAAACTTAGATCAGGTGCTGTTATGGAGATCTTAGGGAACAGTGTTATAGTTGATGAAATATTTACAACTGATTGGGTATACCAATGGGTACCTAAAAGAGCAGCGACATGGAGATCATTCTCAAACATTACTTCTGCTCAAGTTATAGAACCTTTAATCGGTACTAAAATAAGAGTAAAGGAGGAAGGAGAATTAATTTTACATGATGCTAATGCAGTTCATGTTATCTCGGATACAATAGGATAATGACAAAAGAAAATAGAGAACTAGCATATAAGCATTTTAGGGAGCAAGAGAAAAATTATGAAGCCTTACCTCATTTAAATAGCGGACTAACAGCGACGGAGTTTATGAGAAACAAATGCAAGAAAGTTGCAGACGCACTGTTAATAAGAAATCCAGAGTTAGAAGTTAAACCAGTTGAAGAAGTTAAACCAGTTGAAGAAGTTAAACCAGTTGAAGAAGTTAAACAGAAAAATAATTCTAAGGGTGTTTAATGGCAACAACATACAGCAGTCAAGGATCGAAAGATACAACTGATGAAGTTTTTTCAGTTAGTAATTTTGTTGAAGATTATAGTTTAGATGCAAACACTGCAACGCTCGGAGTTACGAGTGATGTTTTAGCAACATTAATAAGAACCTTACAAAGACTAGGAATAATTAAAGGTACAGTGGTGACTGCATAATGACAGCTGGAAATACTTCTGTTCAAATCGCAACTACTGGAACAGCGGCAGCAATAAAGACTGCAGTAGATGCAGCAATCACAGCAACAGGAACAGCTGCAAGACTAACAATCTGCCAACTCAATAACGGAGCAGTAGTTGTTGTTGCAAATCTAATTGCATAATTATTTAAAGTTTAAAATCATACTATTTCTATGGCAAATACAATAGGAGAGAAGGAACTTAAGACTGATTGGCCTATTACAGAGGGTTTAATAGCTGAGAGTACTAAACAGACAGGCAGACAGACAAACCTCACACCACAGGGCTTAAACGGTGTTAAAACCACAGTCCTACAAAGAGATAGGGAATTAATCTAATGGCTCGACCTCCAAGTGCTGACAGTATTATCAGAAATGAGAAGAAAGCTAACCGAGTTGTAGAAACTCATGCAGATATTGCAACTGGAATGATCCTCCCAAATAATTCTGGAGTTGCAGATCATCCTGAAACTAAAAAAAATCTAGTACCGTACACAGGAGCTAATGCTGATGTCGATTTAGGAGCTTATGATTTAAACACACATGCATTAATAACTAACTCTTTTATAGGTGGTAATTCTAATCTTCTGCAATTTTTTGCTGTTGAAAACCCCCCAACTATTAATGCTAATTCATTACAAATAAATTTATTAAGAACAGGGAATTCCACAGGATATTTTGTTCCTGTTGCTGGGAATACAATAGATTTAGGTTCTGATGATGCTTTAACGTTTCATTTTTGGAACAAAGGA